AAAGCGCAAGCTAAGTTATATTGCTAATGTTCTAATTGTTTCTGATCCTGCCAATAAAGAAAATGAAGGCCAGATTCGCTTGTTTAAATTTGGTAAGAAAATCTTTGATAAGATTACTGAAGCGATGAATCCTGAATTTGAAGATGAGAAACCGGTTAACCCATTTGATTTTTGGGAAGGTGCCAATTTCAAACTAAAGATTCGTAATGTTGAAGGCTATCGTAATTATGATAAATCAGAATTTGCAGAAGCCTCTGCTCTTTTTAATGGTGATGATGCTAAACTTGAAGAGCTCTGGAAGAAAGAGCATGGTTTGAAAGAATTCGTTGAAAAGAAACAATTCAAATCATATGACCAACTGAAATCTCGGCTTGATAAGGTTCTTGGTTTTGATGGTTCTACACCCGCAACCAAATCAAAAGCGTCTGATACTGTTTTGAAAAATGATGATGTTCCGTTTGATACATCATCAAATGCTGAAGATGAAGATTTAGATTATTTTAAATCTTTGGCGAATCAAGGTTAAAAACTCCCGCCGTGTGAACTAACCCCGCCTTGTGCGGGGTTTTTTATACGCTTCTCAAAAGTAATTCGTTAAAATCAGTATTGTAAACATCAGCAGTACCACTTGTCATTGTTTGTGGCCTATTTGCCATGCTATTATTTTGATTGTTAATAACCACTGGCGCTGTTGCCACTTGCATACGAGCTTGAGAAATATCCGCTGATGCTGTGTTTATCAATGCGCCCTTTGTTGGTTGTTGCAGAAAAGCTTGAGCTAATTGTTCACGCTTAGCTGCTTCTGCTGGTCCACCAGCAAATCCAGTTGCACGATTTACTTCTTGGATGTTTTGAAGATTCACACCTTTTGATTGTTTATCTTTATAATATGCAGCTGCTATTTTCATAGCAATATCAGGATCATTTGCTAAATCTGGATTATTGACCAAATCTACACCAATCATATCACCATATTTTTTATAATTTTCTTTTCCGGTTAATTGAACTAAACCTCTGCCTCTGTATTTAAATCCTTCATCTGGTGCATTACCCATTCTGCCACCATAAATTACATTTCCAATAGCTTCTGGACCTTTTGCAGCTAACGCTTTTGCTTCATCAAGGGTTTGAAATCTAACTTTATTGCCGCCTTTATTTCCTGGCCCATACATTTCAAAAAGTTTTTCGCCAGAGTAATTTAAATTTTCTGATTGTGATTTGAATCCAGATTCTCTTTGGACCTGTGCGAGAATGTTTGCTTGAGCTTTTGGATCTGTAATTCCTTGAGCTGATAATTCACTTCTAAGTTTTTGTTGTTGTTCTTCTGGTACTGTTCTTAAAACCCTACTTGTTTCTTTTACACTTTCTCGCTCTTGTATAGCCTGTTTTCTTTCTTCTCTTCTTGTTTCTACTTTAGCTTGGTCTTGAGCTGCAGATTCTCTTAAACCTTTTACCGTTTCTTCAACACCGAGATATTTTTTTAATCTTTCTGGTAATAATGAAGTTGCGGTTTCTATTACTGTGGCCAAAGCATTTTTTACACCAGCCTTGAGATTGTCAATTAAGTTTGCAAAACCTGTTGAAATTAATGTGCCTACATCTTTAATGCCATCGTAAACATCTTCAAAGAAATCTTTTACTTTTTGTATAGCTTCTGCAATTTTTTCCTTAACTTTGTTAAAAAATGCTACCAAACTTGTGATGATAGAAACAATTGCTGTGATACCAAGAAATATTAACATATTTTTTAGATTAAAACCAGATTTTTCAATCTGGGGTGAAACTTTTTCAGTTCTTGGTCCAGCTTTTGCTCTTTGTGCTTCTATTGTTTCTTCTCTTTCTCTTGCTCGCATAAAAAACATATCAGCTCTTGTTGAGGCTTTGCCTCCTTGTAACTTAACAAGTTTTGCCATATTTTGTCGCATCAAATTCATATCTCTGGCCATCATAGGCAAAACAACAGCGTTTTTGTTTAATAATTTCAATTCTATTTCTGCACGCTCTGACATACCTGTTGCTGGAGCTGCAGCTTCTGTGGTTGCTAATTTTGTTATTTTCTCTGGTGTTGCTTTATAACCTCTACCAAAAATAGCACGCCCCATTAAAGAACCAACACCTTTGCCGCCAAAGAAAATGTTTCTTGGATCAATTCTTTCAAGGGCTCTTTTTCCAAAAGCGGTCGTAAGACCACCAACAGCTCCTCGGCCACCTTTTAATTCAGACTGAAAAATTTCAGACAATCTTGATTGTTTTTCTGCCATTTTTTACCTTTTTAAACTTTTTATTCTTTCATTTTCTGCTTCAAGAAATTGCATTAACATTGTTGTGTAAATATCTCTTTCCCAAGGTAACATATTTTCAAGCTCAGTTAATGAATATTTGTGATGCTGCATCATCGCAAAATTCACCTGATAGTAGTTACCTAAATTTTCATTACAAAAAGCTACACGAAAAAATTTTGAACGCCTTCTATATCAATATCTTCAGAATGACCACATTTTTTACAACTAAACTGTAATCTTTTTGACATTTTAGGCATTGTCTCAAAAAAGTTTCTCAATTCATCAAGAGTTTTTCTTGGAAGACTATCAACAAATTCAACCATTTCTTCTTTAGAAACATCTTTTGCATAGTAAACTTCTTTTTCATCGTAAATATAATCAATACAATTGATAACTAAATCTACTATGTTTTCATTGTTCATTTCATTATCAAAGCTATCAAATAAATCAAAGCTTGGATATTTCATAAAAATACCAAGTTTGTCTGATACTTGAATTTTATTTTGATGAGTTTCATTCTTTGTAGGTTGAATTTCCAATAAATTAACTTGGAACTTTTCTAATCCTTTACATTGTTCTTTTTCGCCACCTTCTTTTTCAACCTCATTCATACATCTATAATTTAACTCAACAACTTCACCTACGGATCTTGCTCTAAGATTCATAAAAAAATATTCTATATCAAATATTGGTAATTTTTCAATATCAATATCTGTCAAACAACAATTTTGTAAAACTTGTTTTATAGTATTAACTACAGTTTTAGCATCATTTGACTCTGCTGCCATTAAAAAAAGTTTTTCTTCTTTTACAAGAAATGGTCTAAACCTAACTTTTTTACCATTTGATGGAAGTGTCAAATCATAAATTGGTACATCAATTTTTGGTAACATAATTTCCTCACTTTGTTAAAAAAACAATCTCCCTAATGTATTTCCTACTTGACCAGAAACTTTGTCAAACAATCTACTACCTGCTGTTCCAAATATAGCACCAGCCGCTCTGGCCAAATCGTAACCACCATTGTATATTACTTGGTATCTTTGATATGCAAATTGAACTGATAAACGATGAAACCCCTCTTCAGCCCAAGATAAAGGTTGAGCTGCAATACCAATTGGAAAAGCATCTATTAGCTCAACTGAATAAATGTTTTTAATTAGTTCATCGTATTGAATTATTTTGATGTTTGTCATGTATCTTGACGAATTATCTTTTGGATATCTCAAATTATTTGTGTCTGGTGGCATAATAGCTTCAAGCCATCGGTCAAAAAGTTTTCTTTCATAAAACTCATTTGTGCATATGAAAGTTAAAGTAGTGTCATTATATGCTGTTTGATATGGCACTTTAAATGTTGGGCCATATATTTTTACTTCTGCGGTTTGTAAGGTTTTGCCTGGTAATTCAGCAGACTCACATTGAAGTGCCAGATATCTTGAAATTGAAGCATTAGAAGAAAGGCCCTGTTGGTCAATTTCTCTGCTATTTCCAAAAGCTTTATTGACAGCATCTTCAACAGTAGTAAAAACGCTATTTGGAATATTCAATATCTTTTCTAATACACTTTGTTGCACAAAGCTATTGATGTAAGCTGGTATTGGAAGAATTACTTCAAAACGAGATGGCTTAGCTGGGCCACCTTTTGCTTTCATATTTGAAAGAAATATTTGTGGTGAAAAAGACATTAGAATTTTTTCCTTGATTCTGCGTAAACTTTATTGGTAGATGCGCCAACAAATGTTTCCATAGGCAACATTACGGCAATATCCCATTCATTAGCAGATATCTCTAAAAAACGAGAATCTATATTTGTAAAAAAATACCTCTTAATGCATGGCATAGCTTCAAACGCTGTTGATGCAGCTTTCAAAAATTGGTAATTAATTCTTAATTTTGTTCGCTCATCATAGCGTTTATTTGATAATGTATTACTCAATTTATCCAGTAGGACGATCCGTTGCTTTGGGTGAATGTAATGTAGATTCAACCCTAAGAAACCGTCTGAGTATTGTTCTATTGGTATAACCAATGGGAACCTGTCGTAATATGGCAACGAATCTTTTGTTTTTGGATCATAATAGAAGAAATACATTTTGCCAATGATGGTGTTCGTTCTCATTCTTTCTTGAGCACGCATCAAGGCTGTTTTAGAATTTAGGTCTTTTACTTTTGAACGAATCCAAGCCCGCGCTGCATTGGTGCGAGGTTTTAATCCTTCTTTGGCTAAGGATGCTTGTATGCGGTCAAGTAGATAGGCCATCTGACTATTTATGTCAGAGTCCCAGGTCTTTCTCCGTGATTATTTTGAACTGCCAACCATGCTCTTTACAAAAGAGGTCAGCTGCACGCCATTTCTCTTGGTTTATGGCATATGCTGCGGCTTCTTGTAGAAATTTTTTTGTATGCCGTTTTTGAACTGGTTTTTGTGTTTGTCTTTCTGGCTTGACCTCAAGAACCATTGTTGTTTCTTTGCCATTTATTTGACGAATTCTTGCAACAAAATCTGGAAAATAACGATGCATTTGCTGGTCAATGGGCGACCGGTATGGTATTGGCAACTCTTCAGAAGCCCACCATACGACATTTTTGTTTTCATCCAAATACTTCATTACACGAAGTTCCCAAGACGACCGATAAACTATGTTGGCTGGGTCGCCTTTATACTTCTTTGGATTCTTAGGGGTAAACCATCCTTTGTATGACATAAATACTATCTATTCAACCAAGGTCTACTATGGCACTTTTTCAACTCAACGATATCATATTTAACAAAGATAAAGTAACACCAAGAGGGCCATTGTCTGCTCTTGCTGGGTCTAATTATGAATACAATACTTTTAAATATCCTCGTGACCTTGGCTCCGCTGACAAAGGCCATTATGTTGTTTTTCACATAAACGAGCAGGCTAAAACACAATTTCCAAGTGCAACAACAAGCGATTTACCACAGGTTGTTCAAAATAGAAAAGTGCTTGAACAAATGCGTGGTAGCACAAATCTTGGTGGATTGATAAACAATACATCAGCTTTTGCAACAAATATTAATCAAAAGTTTTCTGTAACTGAAACTGTAAATAAAGCCTTATCTTCCGTTGGTAATTCTATTAGTAACATATTTGGTGAAAGTAGCAAACAGGTGTTTAAAACTTCAAGTGAAGCTGCTTCAAATTTTATTGAAGGATCCAAAGCTGTATTTTTAGATGATATCAACAACGCTAACTTTTTAAGAGCACGAAAAAGAACAACGGATAGTATAGCTCTTTATATGCCAGATACCTTGCAATTTGATTATCAGCAAGGATATACGGATGTAAGTATGAGTGAAGGTGTTTTAGGCTTAGCTCTTGCTGCTGGAACAAGCTTAGCTGATGCAATTAAAAATAATCCAAACGCAACAGACTTACAAAAAGAATTAGGTAATAAATCTACTTTGTTTGCAACACAATTTGGAGCTGCTAAAATTTTTGGCCAACAAGGTCGGGCTGTCGCTGCCGGTGTAACGGGTGTTGTTCAAAACCCAATGTTAGAGTTACTTTATACCTCACCAGCTTTTAGAACATTTCAGTTTGATTTTAAATTTTATCCAAGAGACCGTCAAGAAGGCTATGAAGTTGTAAAAATTATAAACAGGCTTCGCTTTCATCAAGCTCCAGAAATTTTAAAAGGAACTGGCGGATTTTTTATGGTGCCTCCTTCAGAATTTGATATCAAATTTTTCTACAACGGAAAAGAAAATCCAAATATTCACAAAGTATCAACTTGCGTGATGACAAGTATGCAAGTCAATTTTTCACCAGATGGTTTTGCTGCGTATGAAGTTCCTGGCCAGTTGACGCCAGATTTTGGAGGAACAGGTATGCCGGTTTCAATACAAATGGTTTTGACATTTAAAGAAACCGAGATTCTTACAAAAGAAAGTTTTGCAAATGATATTGGAGGATTTACTCCATCTTTTGGTTCGGGTATTAATTTTGGTAACCGTGACCTTGGAGAAAACTTCTAATGGCAAAATACTTTAAATACTTTCCAAAAACATTTTACACAACAGGCGATAATTTAGATACTGTTACCAATATAATTTCTCGTTTTTCATTTGAACAAAGCTTTGAAAAAAATTCATCGGTTTATTATGAATATAATGTTCAAGAATCTGATACGCCTGAAATTATTGCTTCTAAATTCTATGAGAATCCGGAAAGGCATTGGATTGTTTTATTATTCAATCAGATAATTGATCCTCAATTTGACTGGCCTTTGCAGTATAATACTCTTATTGAATTTGTTGATAGTAAATATACCGCTAATGCTAATACTCAAAATAATCAAACTGGTTTGGCTTGGGCACAATCAAATACCAAAGAATATTTTAAAATAATTACCAGAACTTCCGCAGATGGAGCTCAAATAATTGAAAAACTAAATCTTGATGCCAATACATATGCAAATGTGGCCACCTCTACAAACAATTACGCTCTTGATAGTGGTGATATAGTATCTGTTGTTGTCTCAAAAGAAACACAATCTTACTATGACTATGAAGTTGAAGAAAACGAAAAAAAGAGACAGATTAAGTTGTTAAAGCCTGATTTTGTTTCTGCGGTTGAACAAGAATTTAAACGAGTAATTGCATAATGTCTTTTGAAGTAAGACAATCTACTGATTTTAGATTAAAAGAACTAAACCTTGTTACAAAAGGTGGCGTTTTTGATATAAAACAGATTTATGAAGAAATCAATCTTTTTGATTCTTTGTTTAATCCGTGTATGTCAGGCAATATATTAATTCGTGATGCTTTGAACCTGTCAGAAAAGCTATTATTTGATGGATCTGAAATTCTTGCTATAAGTGTTGGTAAATCTGAAGATGATATTCTTTTTAAAAAGTCTTTTCGCATCTATAAACAAACAGACAGGCGAGTAATTAATCAAACCAGTGAAACATACATTTTACATTTCTTTTCAGATGAATTTTTATTTTCTGAACAACAAAGAGTAAATCAAGCTTACAAAGCAACATATAGTGAAATTGCGACATCTATTTTAATTGACTATCTGAAAGTGCCGGTTGAACAACTTAAAGGAATTTTTGACCAATCATCTGGAATAAAAGAAGTGGTTATTCCAAATTTAAAACCTTTTGATGCAATAGAATGGTGTGCAAAAAGAGCTGTTGATAATCAAACTTCGCCAAATTTTTTATTTTTTCAAAATGTTCTTGGTTTTAATTTTGCAAGCCTGTCAACACTTCTTTCACAAGATGTTTTATTCAATGTAAATTTTGATCCTAAAAATATAACAGAATCAGTAAATAATGAAATGGTAGGCGCAAGAAGTGTTCGGATTATTTCTCAATTTGATTTAGTAAATACAACACGGTCTGGTGTTTATGCTGGCAAGTTTATTGGATTTGACCCAATGACAAGAACAATCGCTACAAGAAAATTGACATATGGTGACCATTATTTAAACATGAAACATGGTAACAAAACACCAAATTTTTCTGTGATAAAAAATAGAGATAATATTGACAATACTGAAATGTATGATTCTAAAAAAACATTAGCTTCATTTAGTGAGTCATTAAAGTATAGTAATTATGTAAAACAAAATGACCCATCAATTATCAATTCTATTGAGGATACTCACAATTTTCTCTTTCAAAGAAAAGCTTTACTTACAAATTTGACAACACAAAGACTTGCCATTACTCTACCTGGAAATTTTGCTGTTTCTTCAGGTTTAAATTTATTTCTAAAGGTTCCAAGTAAATCTGTAAAAGTAAAAGGTGATGACAATTATGACTTATCTTTGTATGGTAAGTATCTAATTTTAGGCACCAGACACATCATTAAATATGATAAACATGAAACAATTATAGAAACAGCCACAAGTTCAAATGAAAAAGATTTTGTTTCTGGTGACACAACTGAACAAATTAATTACTCTTTAAATTATGATGAATCAACAGCTTAAAGATTTTGCTGGATTAAACGGCTTTATATGGTGGATTGGCGTCATTGAAGATAGAAAAGATCCATTAAAAATTGGCCGTTGTAGAGTTCGTATTGCCGGATGGCATACTGAAAATAAATCTTTGCTTCCAACTAAAAATTTGTTGTGGGCTCAAGTTATGTTGCCAGTCAATAATACAAACACTTATACTCCAAAAGAATCTGATATGGTTGTCGGCTTCTTTGCTGACGGTGAAAATGGTCAAATGCCAATTATTATGGGTGTTTTACCAGGTATTCCTTTGCAAGCAGCTAATGCACAACAAGGATTTAATGATCCAAGAACTGGTGATGAGTTAACCTCTGCACCAGTTAAACCAAATGAAACAGTTACTGGATATCCAAGAAGAATAGATGAACCAACCACATCAAGATTAGCTCGTAACGAATCAATAGATGATTCAATTGTTTCTCAGAAGAAATCAAAAAAATTAAGTAAAGTAGAACCAGACCCATATTATGCTGCACAATATCCATACAACAATGCGATTGAAACCGAATCTGGCCATGCAATAGAATTTGATGATACGCCCGGTGCTGAAAGAGTTCACATTTATCACCGGTCAGGCGCATACATTGAATGGGCTGCAAATGGTGACAGAACAGAGAGAATACAAAAAGACAAGTTTACCGTGGTTGTTGGAGACGATAAAGTTTATATTCAAGGAGATGTATCTGTTGAGGTTGATGGTAATTATAATTTAGAAGTTACTGGAGATGTGAAAATTAATGGAAAAACTGTCAATTTAAATAATGGAACAAAAGGAGCTGCCAGAGTTGGAGACACCGCCGATACTGGAGATTCTGGTTCAGCAGTTGGAACAAATAAAATTGAAACGGGTTCTTCTACGGTGTTTATTGGAGGATGAAATAAATAGACGATGGCAACAGTTCAAACAAATATTGCAAGAACATATTCAGATTTAGACTTAAATTTCACCATTCATCCTGTTCGTAAAGATGTAAACAAACATATTGGTGAAAAAGCGGTCATAAATTCTGTAAAAAATTTAATTCTAACTGCTCACTACGAAAGGCCATTTAGACCAGAAATAGGTTCAAATTTGCGTAGAATGTTATTTGAAAACATGGACATTCTAACGGCAGCTTCAATTGAAAGGGAAATAACCCTGACGATTAATAATTTTGAACCAAGAGCAAGAGTTTCTAAGATACAAGCTATACCTGATTTTGACAAAAATGGGTATACAGTAACAATGGAGTTTTATGTGTTAAACTTAACTACTCCAATCACAATTAATTTCTTTTTAGAGCGAATACGATAAATGGTAGACCGTTTAAGAGTTACGGAACTTGATTTTGATACAATCAAGGCAAATTTAAAAACCTTTTTAAAACAACAAAATGAATTTTCAGACTATGACTTTGAGGGGTCAGGTTTAAACATTCTTTTAGATATATTAGCATATAACACTCATTATAATGCTTATTATCTAAACATGGTTGCCAATGAGGCATTTCTTGATACAGCTATTTTGAGAAGTTCTGTCGTTTCTCATGCTAAAACATTTGGTTACACTCCATATTCAATTCGTTCTCCAATTGCAACAATTAATTTCATAGCAAATTCCGCTACTTCAACAAGTTCAACTGTAACAATACCTGCTGGATTTTCATTTCTTTCAAATCAAATTGATAACAAATCTTATAATTTTGTTGTGATTGATGATGTGACATTGACCAAAGCAAATAGTCAATTCAATTTTGAAAACCTTGAACTTTATGAGGGTCAATTAATAACCTATAATTTTGCTTATAATGAATTAAGCAATCCAAAACAAGTTTTTATTTTACCAGATTCCAATATTGATACGACAACAATTAAAGTAACTGTATCTCCATCTTCGTCAAATACTCAAACAACAATTTATTCAAAAGTTGATGATGTTTTAGATATTACTGCAAATTCTACTGTTTATTTTTTACAAGAAGGAAGAAATGGACAGTATGAAATTTATTTTGGTAATAACATTGTTGGTAAAAAATTAGCCGATGGTTCAGTTGTATCCGTGACATATTTGGTAACAAACGGAACAGCCGCTAATAAAGCAAATAATTTTGTTGCTGTAGATACCCTCGTAGACACTTTAAGTGAAACTTTATCAACATTCATAATTAATCCAGTTTCTGCGGCTGCTGGTGGCTCAGATAGAGAATCTGTTGATGAAATTAAGTTTGCTGCTCCTCTACAATATGCAACTCAAAATCGGCTTGTCACAGTAAAAGATTATGAATCATACATTAAGAAAAATTATCCAGCAATTGATTCTCTTTCAGTTTGGGGTGGCGAAGATGAAGTGCCTGCAATTTATGGTAAAGTTTTAATTTCGTTAAAGCCAAAAGATAATTTTTACATAAGTGAGGCTGAAAAACAAAGAATTATTAGAGAAATTATTGATCCAAAATCTATTATTTCTGTAAGTGCTGAAATAAGAGATCCAGATTTTTTGTATATTTTATTGAACAATGAAGTAAAATATGATGCAAAGAAAACAACACTTACTGAAGCACAGCTTTCAACACAAATTAGAAATGCAATTATTAGTTATAAGCAAACTTTTTTAAATAAGTTTAATGCTATTTTTGCACTTTCAAGAATACAAGACCAAATTGACAATGTAGATATCAATGCAATTGTTGGTTCTGAAACAATGGTAAGATTACAAAAACGAGTTACACCAGAACTCAATACAAATGCAAACTATACTGTAAGATTTGGTGTGCCACTAAAAAGAGGTACTTTAACAGACAGACTAACTTCTACCGAATTTTCCGTTTTAGATTCTACAAGTGTAAGAAGAACAGCGATTATTGAAGAAGTGCCACAATCATTTACTGGTGTTTCTTCTATTGAAATTACAAATGCTGGTTATGGTTTTACTTCTGTGCCGACTGTTACAATTTCTGGTGATGGAACTGGCGCAACAGCTCAAGCCATCATTCAAAGTGGTCGTATTGTAGAGATTCGTATGACAAATCGCGGCTCTGATTACACTCGTGCCACAGTTTCAATTACTGGCGGCGGTGGTTTTAGTGCTGTTGCAACGGCTGTAATTGATTCAAGAATTGGTACACTTAGAACAATTTTCTTTGATACAAATGCTAATCGGCAAATTATTAATGCAAATGCTGGTGAAATTAATTATGATACTGGAGTTATCAGTCTTAATGACCTTAAAATCATATCTGTTTCAGCTTCAGATGGGCTCTTGCGTTTAACTGCGGTGTCTGAAGATGGTGTAATTGAATCCACCAGAAATACAATTATCACAATTGATGAAACGGATACAGCTTCTGTAGTGACCACGCTTGAAAAAATAGCCTCGTAATGACAACAGATTTAAAAACCTCTTTACTTGTCAATCGCCAAGTTCCTGAGTTTGTTCGGGAAGAGCACCCTAATTTTATTGCTTTTCTTGAGGCTTATTATGAGTTTTTACAGGAAAAACAAGGCACACAAATCAATGACCAGATTACACAGGCCAAAAATCTTCGTTATGTAGCTGATGTTGATTCTTCAATTTCTAATTTTGAGAAAAGTTTTATTAACAATTATGCATCGTTAATACCACAAGATGCGCTTGTTGACAAAGATTTTCTCATCAAAAATGTATTACCTCTTTATCTTGCAAGAGGTAATATTAAATCTTTTGAATTACTATTCAGACTTCTTTATGGCACAGAAGTAACAATAACTTTTCCAAAAGACAACATTCTTCGGGCTTCTGATGGTAAATGGACTACTGAAAATGTTGTTCGTATTGATAATGATGTTTATTCTTACTATGAGGGCGATGGTACAACAAAAATATTTCTTCTTGCACAACAAGTTACAGAATCAGATGTTACCGTTTTTGTAAATGATGTAGAAACAACAACTGGTTTTTATATTCAAAAAGAAGCCAAAAAAATAATTTTTAACGCTGCGCCGGCAAATGGTGCTGAAATAAGAGTTCAATATGATGATTTTGACGAAACACTTTTTGCAAACCGAAAAATAACTGGTTTAACTTCTGGTGCAACAGCAATTGTTGAAAGAGCTGCTCCAAGACTTATTACACAACAAATTTCAATTGAATTATACATTGATGATGCAAGTTTATTAGGTAATTTTGTAAATGCTGAAACAATTGTTGCGGATATATTTGCTGATGATAATACAACTCTCATTAGTATTCGTTCAGATACCGTTGCTACTCTTAGTTCAATTACAGTAACAAATGGTGGCGCAAGTTATAATGTTGGTGATCCAGTTACAATTATTGGTGGTGCGCCGCAATTACAAGCAGAAGCTATTGTTGATGAAATAGCTTCTGGTTTCGTTGATACTCCAAATGTTCATTTTGGTGGAGCAGGATTTCAAATTGGTGGCATAATTAACGGCACAGATGGAATTGGTGGCATTGTAACTGGTGCTATTGTAACTGTTGATGATACTGGTGCAACTTCAGCAAACTCTTTTACAATTTTTACTGATATCATTGATACCTATGCAAATGTATTAATTTCAGCGTCTGATTATGGTTTTCCAGCTAATGTTATTCCAACGGGTGAAAATGTTTCAACAAGATTAATTGATGCATTTTCAAAAGGCACAATTACTGGCATTGGCCCAATTTCTTCATTTACAATTCTTTTTGCAAATACAAATTCTCCAAACACCACAGTTCTTGATTCTGATGGCGCAAAAATTGAAACTCTTGCTAATACTTTTATTGATATCAAATCGTTTGGTTCTTTAGGTAGAATTAGAATTAATAGTGGCGGAACTGGGTATAAAGTTGGTGATGAAATAACTTTTGGAGCTAATCCTTCAGGAACATATGGTATTGGTGCTGCTGCAGCGGTAACTTCTATTAATGCTGCAGGTTCAATCACAAAAGTAGAATTTCAACCAACAAGAATTACTGGATCAGCAAACACAACCAATGGTAGTATAATTGTAACTGGTAATGGCACCGCATTTAATTCTGAATTGTCTGTTGGCGACCAAATTATGATTAATTCAGAAGCCCGATATGTAAATGCAATTTCTTCTGCCACATCTTTAAATGTAAATGTTGCATTTTCAAGAACTTCTACTGAAAGAAAAGTTGGCATTTTTGACCAATATCTTATTGGTGGGCAAGGTTATGTTCAAAATAATTTTCCAACAATTACTGTATCTTCTGCAAATGCATCAGCTACAGGTGCAAATGTTCAAATAGTTGCACTAATGGGTGACGGCGAACAACTGTCTGTTACTGCAAATACGATTGCTGGCGAAATACAAAAAATTAAAATAACAAATCCTGGTGCCGGATACCAGTTTGTACCAACAATTGATTTGTCAAACCATGGTGATGGCAATGCAACCGCGGAAGCTCAAATTGAACGGTCTTATATTTCTTTCCCTGGAAAATTCGTTGGATCAGACGGTATCATTTCTTCATTTGACAGAAAAATAGAAGGTCTTGATTATTATATTGACTTTACATATTTGACTTCTGTGGAAGCGGAGTTTTCAAAATACAAAGAAATATTAAAAGGATTGTTGCATCCAGCAGGGTTTAAAAATTATGCAGAATACCCAATTGAAAAACCTGTTGACCTTGATATAAGTGTTGCTGCGTCTAAATCTTTAGTTGTTTCTGGCACAGTATCAACAACAAATGGGTCAATCACGGTAACTGGAACATCCACACGATTTAATATTGCAAATACCGCAAATATCATTTCAATTGGCTCTCAGATTTCTGTTAACAATCAAATTCGCACAATCAATGCAATTATTAGCAACACTTCATTGACGGTTTCAAGTGCATTTACAAATAATTCATCTGCACAGACCCTCATAATTATCACATAAATACGACTTATGGCATTAACTTATACCTCAGAAAAGTTATCTCTTGACAGCGCTGAAAGATTTAAAGATTCTTTTAGTGATACTAACCCGTCTATACAGTATATTTTCATTGGAAATCATACTCCGTATGCCAATGAATCTTCGCCGCCAGACATTACCGAAACAATTTCTTCTGAAAAAACGGTATGGGACAATATGTTTGCGGCTAAAAGAGTTAGCGCAAACGATGTTGAACTTGTCATTCCAAGAGTAAATTGGACAGCAAATACAAAATATCGTCAATATGATGACACGATTGCTCTTGCTGACTTAATTACTGGAAATACAACACAAAATCTTAAAGCTTTTTATGTAATTACTTCTGATAGAAATGTTTATAAGTGTCTTTCAAACAACTTTTCTGCAAATTCTACGGTAGAACCTACGGGTGACTATTCTACTTCCAATGGCGCCATTTCAACGGCTGACGGATACATTTGGAAGTATATGTTTAATGTTAAATCGTCTAACAAGTTTTTAAATACAGATTGGATTCCAACTCCAACAAGAGCGGCCGCAGCCAGCACATTAACAGACTACAATCTTGATGACACGGGTGTGGTTGAAGGAGAACTTACAACGGTTGTGATTACGACTGGTGGCTCTGGTTATTTTGATACAAGCATTGGAGTGACCTCATTTTCTACTGGTTGCACAATTCTTACCGTTGCAAATACTTCAAATATCGCAGCTAATATGTCTGTCTCTGGCACAGGCATTCCAACAGGTGCTATCATTTCTTCATTAGATGCACCAAACAATAAAATAACTATTTCGTCTGCGGCTACTGCAAATGGCGGTGGTGCTGGTGCAAATCTTTCAATTGCAACCAGAGTGTATTTTGATGGAGATGGAACTGGAGCTACTGGCAGTGCAACTCTTTCTAATGGATCTATTTCCAAAATTACCATTACAACAATTGGTATAGAATATAGCCAGTCAAATGTGTTTGTTTTTGGATCAGGTTCTGGTGCAAACACCCGAGTTATTATTGCGCCAAAATACGGCCATGCAAAAAACCCCGCAAAAGACCTTCTTGCAAAAAATGTTATGGTTTCAAGTCAAATTGGGCAAGTAGATTCAACAGAAAACGGTTTAATTTCTGTAGATACATCTTTCCGTCAGTATGGGCTTTTTAGAAACCCGCATAAATACGGTCAGTCTGCAAAAGCAAATAACTCTACTGCAAATTCAGTTATTTCTCAAGCAAAAACTTTGACTTTGACGCCAGGATCTTCATACACATTAAATGAATATGTTTATCAAGGTGCCGTAGATAATTCAACAGCTTATGGTTATGTTTATTCACAAACTGCAACACAAGTTAAAATTACGCAAGTAAGAGGCACATTTACTGTGGGTCTTTCTTTGACTGGTGCAACTTCTGGTGTTTCAAGAAC